CATATTGGTGCGCTCGTGAGACTTTGCAGAAGACTGACCGTTGACATATTCCAATTTCATCCACATCCCTACGGGATGCGCCTGAAATTGAAGGGACTCTCCCACTTATCTTATACTATTTCCTGATTAAAATTAAGATTTTAATCAGGAAATAGTATAAAACAGAAATAATCCGAACCTGTCTCTCACCAAGAACAGGTTCGGATCATTCTTCTCTGGTACGCCAGAGGTAGTACCCGGAGTTATTAGCACTCCTTCCTCGCTCCAGTCAAAGGTGCCGTCCGGGTGCGTGTCCAGCATTGTCCAGATCGTGATGGTATCCTTGGCTACCTCAACACGGCAGACGATAGCCAGCAGCGCGGCATTCCCGGCGGGATTGTCCCCGGAAATCTCGTCAATGATCTCCCGCAGCCGGGTTTCCGGGATGGCTGAGGCGTCAACCGTTGCTTTTAGCTCCCGCATTTGCCGGTCGATCTCGGTCTTTTCCTGCTCCAGATCCTTAACTCTGGCAAGCAGCGTGGGGCTGGACAGCCCGCCGAGGATAGCATCCGTGGCATTGTCCAACTTCCGGCTAATCTCCCGTTCCCGGGCTATCAGCTGCCGGAGCGCATCCACGGCCTGCGCCTGAATCTCGCCGCTCTGATCCCGCAGGATCGTAATGAGCCGCTCGACGTTCTTCGGGCTGCCCAGCACCTGCCGGACAGCGTTGGCAACGGTCCGCTCCAGCACATCCACGGAGATATTTACGCCGTCACAATCGTGTCGGCGTTTTTTGCCGCTGCACTTGTAATAATCATAGATTTTTTGCGAGGTGCTGATGGTCATTGCCGACTTGCACTCGGCGCAAACCACCTTGCCTTTGAGCGGGTAGTCCCGTTTTGTGGGCGGTCTTCCACCCTGCTGCCGTTTGTTGGCGGCCATTTTGTCCTGCACTTTTGCAAACAGCTCCTTGTCGATGATCGCCGGGATCGCATTCTCGATGCGGATGCTATCGGCAGCTGCTGCATGGGTATTTCTGGTGCCGTCCTCCCGGTATGGGCGCTGGCCGTAAACCAGAGTCCCGATGTATTTTTCGTTTTTGAGCAGATCGTGTAGGGAGTTTGCCCCGAAGGCGCTGCCGCGCTTGGTTTTGATCCCGTCGGCGTTCAGCCCGGCCACGATCTCCCGGTAGGACTTCCCGGATCCGTATTCTTCAAAAATTCGGCGGACGATTTTTGCTTCTGCCTCGCAAATGGCCAGCTGGCCGTCCACGACCTCATAGCCCAGAGCGGGCTTGCCGCCGGTGTGCTGACCGTTTTTGCCATGAAGCGCATTTTTTCCATGACCTTCTGGCGGCTCTGGAGCGCCCAGATCTGATTAAAAAGCGCCATGCTGCCCTCGGTCAGGAAATTTGTGGGGTCTCTCAGATCCTTGCCGATCATGGGTTGGGTGACGGATACCACATCCACGCCCATCTGTGTCAGCTGATCCCGGAAGGAGAACCAGCTCGTCATTTTCCGGAACATTCGGGACTGGTCGTAGATCACCACCATGTCCCCTACCCCGTCCCGGAGATCTCTCATCATGGCAGCATAACGCGGGCGGGTGTCCTTCATGCCGCTGGTGGCCTCGTCGGCGTATACGCCCAAGACGGGGATATTATGGGTGTGGCACCACTCGGTGCATTTTGCTACCTGCACCTCGATGCTGTCCGGATTTTGGTTATCGGTGGAGTATCGGGCGCAGATGAGCGCCCCATGCAGGCGTTTTGCCATAGCTGTCACCTCTCGTGTGTCCAAATTGGGCACATCCTTTTGTATCTGTGGGTCAGCGCAAAGGTTAACATAACTGTAACTTTACATCCCGCCCGGCTGTCTGCTATGATCAAGCCAGCAGAGGAGCGGGACAGATTGTCGTGATTTACGCCGCTGCCGTACCAGTCGCGTTGAGCAGTGCGCATTGCAGGCAGTATGCATAATGGTCCGACAGCCTCCACTGTCAGAAGCGTAACACAGTCAGCGACAAAAATCAACCGGCAATTTGTACACATTACCGGAAGAAGGAGCGGGCACCATGAAAGAGACAACTGATATGCGCGAAAACTGGCTGCGGCTTATCAACCAAATGTTGAAACAGACTGATACTCTGACGGTTCGGCGGGCTTACTATCTACTGCTTGGATTCATTGGGAAAGAAAAAACGGTGTCCAATTTGGGCGCCGAAAATATCACGTAAAAATACGTAAATTCCTATTGACATACGTGTTAATACGTGCTATAATATGGACAGACAAAGGGAAAGGAGGCAGAGAATGAGATATAGCGAATTGGAAAAGCTTATAAAGCAAGCCGGGTGCTATATCCTGAAAGAGGGCGCAAATCACTCCATCTGGTACAGCCCCATTACCCAGAAGAAATTCCCGGTGGGACGGCACAGGACGGAAGAAGTTCCGACGGGAACCCTTAAATCAATCAAAAAGGCGGCGGGGATCGAGTGACCCCCGCTTGCCCCGGCACTTGAAAGGAGATTAAGCTATGGCGCAATATGTATACCCCGCAGTCTTTACCGAGGAGGATTGCGGCTATTCCATCAACTTCCCGGATCTGGAGAATTGCTTCACCTCTGCGGAAACCCTGGGCGAGGGAATCAAAATGGCTAACGACGTTCTTTGCCTGACGCTGTACGAAATGGAGCAGGCCGGGAAGCCCATTCCCGCCCCGTCTTCCATCCGGGATATCCGGGTGAACGATCATGAGTTTGTCAATCTCATCGCCTGTGACACCGTGGAATACCGAAAGTTTTTCGACAACAGAGCGGTAAAGAAAACGCTCTCCATCCCCTCCTGGCTCAACGATATGGCTGAGCGGGCAGACGTGAACTTCTCCGCGACGCTGCAAGCTGCCCTGAAGCAGCAGCTACACATTCAGTAAAACAACCCGCCCGCTCCCAGAATTGGGGGCGGGCGGGTTGTGTCCAATTTGGATACAACAGGGGAGTCCCTTTGATAAGCATTATGGTGTCACGCCGTTGCCGTCCTCCAAGCGCCGAGACGTTTTGTCAAAAACGAGACAAGCAAACAGTTTAGACGTTGCGAAACAGTCTGACAATGACCTGTGAGCCTCTCTGCGCCTGATGCCGTAATAGCCGCAAAGCGTATCAAGTTTGTAGTTCCAAACATGGGATTGGGGAATTGTGAGGTGTGCAAGATCAAGAGTGTCATAGAAACGTTTATTATCTGGAATCTCTGCGCCATGAGCAAATATAAACCGCAGGTCAAAGTCCAGATTATGTCCAGCAACGTTGCATCCGCTGAGATATTCCGTCAGCGCCGGTGCAATTTCGCGGAATGTCGGAGCATCCCTAACCATGTCATCCGTGATATGATTGATGGCTGACACCTCCCCCGGAATCGGTTTGCTAGGTCTGCACAGACTTGTGAGGCAGGATACCGGAACCATTCCTAAGTTGAATTTGATAGCCGATACTTCGACAATTTCGCTTTTGGACGGATAGAGGCCAGTAGTTTCGACATCCAGAAATACCAATGGGAAGATAGAATCGATTCGGGATGCTTTCGTAATGTTGCTGAACGAGTAATCTGGCATATCCTTTAGTAGATGCTTTTCAGCAGGGGCTGACAAAGGAATACCAACTCTGGGAATTGCTTGCAGTGCAGATTCAAACTGCTCGACTCGGACGTCATTCGGGTTTCTTGCAGACTCAGCGTTAGGCTTTGGTATAGGAGGAAACTCGATCTGCTGGACAGGTTCAGCCCGACCTGCTGGGCGGGCTGTCTCAGCCTTTTTAGACTCCAACATTGGCTCTGTTTCTGTGGAAGCAACTCCAACCCGCTCAGTTGGGGCGTTAGCCCCAAGTGTCTCAGTTTTTTCGATCTCACGCATCGGTTTCGTTTCGTGAGGAACATCTGGCTCGGCGGACACTTTTGGGGTGCAGTCAAGTCGCTCAATTGGGGTATCTTTTAGAACGTTCGTCATCTCTGGCGTAGGGACGGCTGCAACCTGATTTGAGGCATTGTTTTTTTGATTTTCAGACCGATGCTTGTGCTTAACGACTGCTACCACAATTGCAACAACGACAGCAACTGCGGCAGGAACACAAATATACAATGGGGACATACGCCAAAGCACGCATAGCAAGAAAATGCCGATCAACGTGGGGATTGGATTTGTGACCAAGGCGACGAGTATCGCTCCAATAAGCGTCAACCAGCCTTTCGCAGTGTGCAAATCGATATCTATTGGCTCGGCCGGTTCCGCTGGCATCTGTTTTGTGTACCTCTTGGCAGGCGATTTGCTTTGCTTATGGCTAGTGGATGTCCTTTTCGTGGACTTTTTTCTTTTGTGGGTCAGGCTTTTACTGTACGACAGTCCCGTTCCAGGGATGCTGAATGTCGCGCGCTTTCTCCCAGTTGCCGAGTGAGATATTCGCGCCCCTTTCACGCCAAATGAGTATCCGATCCCTGATTTGCTCAAGTTAATGCGCAGCGGCCCGGCCTTAATGCTCTTTCTGAACCGAAATCCCATGCCAGCTTTCCTCCGTCCTTTCGTATGCCATAATTTTAGCCATTCTTTACGGGTTGGGCAACCCGTAAAAATAGACAAAAACGGGCTGACATTTTTGTCAGTCCGTTTTTTTGCCGTCATTACGCAGAAAATCGGCACAGGCCTCGATTTGCTCCGCGATCAGTTCGAGCTGCTCAGGCGTCCGGCTACGGAGAAACAGAACGAAACTATCGATAATCGGATCTTTCCTCGCGGCCAGCTCCCCAAAGGCCATGGCAATCTCATCGTGCTGATCGGGACCGTACATATCGCCCTCGCCGGTTTTGATCCAGTCCAGAGAGACGCCAAAGGTTGTAGCGATGTTACGGTAAAGACTTTCCTTTTGCTCAGGCTTTTTCAGTTTGTTGTACTCGATGTTCGCAATTTCCACTTCTGGGCATCCAAGGCGGATTGAGAATTCCTTGCGGGACAGTCCATGCTCTGCTCTCACCGCCCAAATTCTCCCGCCAATTGTAGTTAAGTCCGTGTGACTCACCTCCTGTGCGCTTATCCTATCACGCCGTTTTTTATTTGTCAATAAAAAATTATTTATATTTTTGGTATTTGATTATTGACAAATCAAGTTTGATGTGCTATTTTTGATTTATCAATAAAAGGGAGGCGATAAGATGCCCGCAAAGATGAGTCTTGAGCGGATTGCCAAGGCACTGACGGAAGCCCTGAACGCAGACGAAACCACCATGCACCTGGCTCTCCAGACCCTGCAGCTAGGCTACACCCTAGGCCAGCAGGATTCCCAGAAAGCTGGATGAGGAGGGGAAAACATGGATTTTGACAGCCCGTGGGACTTTGTGTGGCTTGCGCAGATGGCGGCGCTGATCGTCGCCGTCATGGCCATGCTGGTGGCCTGCGCCGCCGCACTGGCGAGATAGGGGGTGACTCTGTGGACGATTCCGGAACCATATTTTACCAGCTTGAAAAAGACGCGCAGTATGCTCTGAACAGCCACAGCCGAAATCTGGTGTATCAGACATATGGCGCGGCAAAGATGGCCCGGCAGCTGGACGCCATCACGGCGCTGCAGTTTGACCGGCTGAATGAGATGCTGGTGGTCAAGGGTCTTAACGACCCCGCCCACTGCTATCTGGAGTAAGGAGGTATCCCATGCCTATCGTGATATCCCGGGAGACCGGGGCGGTCAAGGAAGCCCCTACATACACCCAGGAGCAGCTGGACAATGCCTGGGAGCAGGTCGCCAGAGCGTGGGCGGCTGCCAACAAGGACGCCCTCCGGCGTCTGGTGGATGAGTACGCCTCTGAGCCGTGTGGCGAATAACGCGGCATCCCGCCGGGGCCTGGATGCGGTCTGAAGATCTCCCGCGGGCGCGTTGGGTTGGACCCTTCTCAACTGAAGGCCGGTTCGATTCCGGTCTCCCGGATACTCTCCTTTCTCCCCATACTGGCACCCCGGAAAGACGGGGCCGCGGCGGGCGGAATCCCGCTACCAAGGGGTGTAGTTGTGCGTGACCGCGGTCCCTGAAAGACATTGGAACGCTCCGTTTTTGGCAAGTTCACGTAAAACCCAGCACCGCCTCACACTGCGGAAAAAGGTGCCGCTCCGGACGGAATTCCGGAACCATGCCCGCCGGGGATGATTCGCCCCGGAATGAAACCGCGTATGTTGGCAGCGCGTCGATGGGTGGAACAGCCAGCAAGCAAACGAGGCCCGGCCTATTGGAAGGGGCGCGCCCTCCGCAAGGGTAGAACGCGGTGGCAATGCGGAAGTCAGTTACGCATGACAGCCGGGACAGACCGGCCGCGCGGTACTGCACACATGCCGCGACCCGATGGCGTGGGCGTCGGGCTGGGTGAGATAGCACCCTCCCGCAGGGTTAAATCAAGCACCCGCCCGGCGGCATAGTGGGGTTCGAGTCCCCCTCGCGGTGAGTCTTGTAGTGCGACTCTTTTTATTTGTCATGCCGGGAGCCGGAGGGCGTACCGGGGAAGAACAGCCCTCCTATATGGGCAGCTGGCGCATGAGGATGCGCTCCCGCAGCACGGCGGGAGGGAGCAGGTTCGACTCCTGCGCTGCTCTCCACTTTAGCCCGGAGAGGGTGAAAACTACGGATATCCGATACAAAGATCCACGGACGCGCTGCACAAAGTGCGGAAAGCTTCTGCCCGTCGGGCGGAAACGGCTCTGCTATGAGTGTCGCCCGAATAAGCGGTACAAAACTGCCGTCGTGTCGCCCCCAGCGCCGCCGAAGCCCCGGTATACCTTTGAGGAGCAGGACGCACGGGCGGAAGCCCGGGGGCTTACCTATGGGCAGCTGGTGAATCTGGAGAACAACGATTTGCCTTTGCCGCCGCTTCGGCGTTCGGTGCAATGGCCGTGGGACAGCCCTCACCGGGGCGAAGAACAAATTTAACAAAGGGGAGGCACTACAATGGCTGAACAGATCCCACGGGAGCAATTCTCCGCGTGGGCGAATATTCCCGCGCGCGTGCTGTTTGATCGGGAGACCAGTGATCGGGCGAAGCTTCTGTATGGGCTGATTTCCTGTATGTCCAACAGCTACGGGTTCGCGTTTGCCAAAAATTCGACGCTTATGCGGTACTTGAATGTGGAGGAAAGGAGTCTTCAGAGGACGCTCAAGCAGCTGCTGGACAGCGGCTACATACGGATTGAAGACGGGTCAGGCGGGCGCGGAACCCTCCGCAAAATCTTTACGGTGGAAGTCTGCCCTCGAAACCCCGTCAATCCTGACGGGGTTAACCCCGCCAAATCTGACGGGGTTATAAATAATAATTGTAATAATAATAAAATAAACAATAAAGCGAGAGCGCCGAAGGAGTATCTGACGGATCAAGGGCTGTTCGACTGGTTCGACAACTGGGCTGTCCGGCTGGACGCTGACCCAGAGGAAACGACGAAGCTCATCGGCGACCTGCACGCATTCGCGGAAATGCGTAAGGCCAAGAAGAAGCCCATCCTGACGGTGAACGCCGCCGGGCGGCACGCGAAGAAGCTGCTGGATTACTCGGCGGACTTCCCGGAGTACCGGCTCGCTGCCATGCGCTATGTACTGTCCCAGTCGGTTGAATCCAACTGGGAAAAGCTTTACCCCATCACGAAGCCGGACGATTTTAACCGCTGGCTGCATGATAACTACGGTGTCCAAGTTGGGCACGTGGAGGAGGTGGAATACTTTGAGTAGCGTTTCCTATGAAGCTTGGATGCAGGCGCAGCAGAGTGTCCTCGGTTCCGTCCTGATCGACGATCGGTGCGCGAGCTTCCTGGTGTTCGGCCTGGCAGAGGAAGATTTCTGCGAGAGTTACCGGTCGCTGTACCGGGCTATCCGGGAGCTGTACACCACCGGAAAGCCGGTTGACCCGGTCGCGGTGCTGAATGTCGTGGGCGACTCGTACAAGGATTTCATCGTCCAGCTGATGACCATTACCCCCACCGCCGCGAACTGCAAAATGTACGTGGATATCGTCAAGCAGCAGTCCCGGGTGCTGAAACTCCGGGACACCGGGCTGGCGCTGTCCCGGATTTCCACGGAGGAGGAGGGCGCGGAGCTGCTCGCCAATGCCGCCTCTGAAACGGTGCGGGACGACGGAGACGTGTGGAGCCTGGCGCAGGGATTTTCCGACTGGATGCACCGATACCAGAAAAAGCCCGACTATCTGGACTGGTTTATCCCTCAGCTTCGGAGAATGGTTCGGGCGGAGAAAAGCGACTACTTCATCGTGGGCGCCCGGCCTTCGGCGGGTAAAAGCGCTTTTGCCCTTCAGGCGGCGCTGTACTGGGCAGTCGTGTGCAACAGGCGGGTGGGGTTTTTCTCCCACGAAACCAGCCGGGAGAAGCTGATGGACAGACTGGTCGCCTGCGCCTCCGGTGTCCCGATGGATGCGATCAAGGAGCGGACGCTGGATGATAAGCAGATGGAGGCCGTGTGCTCCATCTCGTCCCGGATCAACTCCGCGCCGCTGTTCCTGTTTTCCGCCGCCGGGCGTACCGTGCAGCAGATGCAGGATCGGGCGCTGTACAAGCGGCTGGACATCGTGATCGTGGATTATCTGCAAATCGTCGCCGCCCCGGGGAATGACGAATACACCCAGGTGACGGCGGTTTCCAAGGCGCTGCACACCATGTGCCAGCGGTTCGGGATCTTCTGCCTCGCCCTGTGCCAGCTGAGCCGGACGAAGACGGACAAATCCGGCCACGCCCAGCGTCCCCGGCTGGAAGATCTCCGTTCCAGCGGCCAGATCGAGCAGGACGCCGACGGCGTATTCTTCCTTCACCCGCTGGATGAGCCGGACAAGCCCCGGGAGCTGATCATCGCCAAGAACAAGGACGGCGCTCTGAGCATTACGAAGCTGGCCTTTGACGGCGCGCGGCAGCAGTTCCGCTTCATTGGCAAGGGGCAGCAGCCGCTGAAGCCGTTTGACTATTCCAGCTATGTGATGCCGAGCCAAGTAGACCAATACCCCCAGCTGTGCATGGATGTGGAAACTCCGTTTGACGCGGAGCAGAAATAAATCACAAAATTCAAAGAAAGGGTGAAATTACATGAGAACAACCGCAATCTTAAACCTGAAGGGCGGCGTTGCCAAGACCGTGACCACGGTCAACATGGCCGCAATCCTTGCCCGGGACTACAAAGCCCGCGTGCTGCTGATCGACGCGGACTGCCAATGCAACTGCACCGAGTTTTTCGGCGGAACCTCCGACAAGGGGACGCTGGCCGACATCCTCCGGCTGCCTGACAGCTACCCCGACCCTGTTACCTTCTGCGCCGACTGCATCCGGGGAACGACCGTGGACGGTGTCAACCTGATCCCCGGCGACGACAGCCTCATGGACTTGGATCTGAGCAAGGTGGAGCTGGGGCGGGTGCGCATGAACGTGCTCCGGCAATTCGTGGAAGCAGCCAACGGGCTGTATGATTACATCCTCATCGACTGCCCGCCGGCTTTCAACGCTGCCAGTGCCGCTGCCCTTGTGGCTGCCGATGACATCATCATCCCCATCAAGCTGGACGCCTTTTCCCTCCGGGGCATGGGCAACCTGATGCGGCAGATCGGCAACATGCGGAAGATCAACCCGCGGCTGAAGCTCGCCGGGGTGCTGCCTACCATGTGGTACCGGGACGCTCAGATGCAGGATGCGGAAAAGATGCTGGCGGATGCGGGGCTGACGGTGTTCCCCCACATCCGGCGAAGCGACAAGGTTGACCGGATGACCTGGCAGCAGCGGCCGCTTCTGGCGGCCAGCCCCAACAGCGCCGCCGGCGTGGATTACCGGCGTTTCGTGAAAGCTTACATGCGGGGAGGGCAGGAAAATGTTTGATCTTGCGGACGTGTTGAAGGGCGTGCCCAATTTGGGCACATCCAAGAAACAGCTGGAGTACATAAAGCGGGAGCTGATCGACCCAGACCCGAACAATTTCTACAGTCTGACGGGCATCGAGGAGCTGGCGGCAAATATCCAGCTGTGCGGATTGCAGCAGCCCATCCTTGTGCGCCCCATCGATGGCGGGCGGTACATGGTGGTTTCCGGGCACCGGCGCCGTGCAGCGATCGAGTTGCTGGCCGCGGATGACCCAGAAAAGTGGGAGGAGATCTCCTGCTTGGTGGAGAGGGACGAGGCGTCCCCGGAGCTTCAGCAGCTGCGCCTGATCTATGCTAACGCCAACACCCGCGAGAAGTCCAGTTCCGAACTTGCCGCCGAGGCTGAGCAGGTGGAGGAACTGCTGTACAAGCTCAAGGATCAGGGCTATGATTTCCCCGGTCGGATGCGGGATCATGTTGCCGCCGCCGTGAAGGCCAGCAAGAGTAAGCTTGCCCGCCTGGCGATGATCCGGAAAAACCTGAATGTTCACTTTATGGCGCTGTGGGAGTCCGGACAGCTTCGGGACAGTGTGGCATACACGCTGGCACAGGCACCGCTGGAGACGCAGAATCTTATCTGGATCTACCAGACGGCGGGCGGAACCAAGGCGTTCCGGTGCTCGGACGGCTGGGTACAGGGTATCATCCAGGAAATGGCCCATGCGGAAGAAATCTGCAAAAACATGTCCTGTGCGGTTACGCATAAAGACAAGTGCCAGCATTGCGGTACCCGGGTTCAGAATGCAGCGAGACTGCCGCAGTATTCCGGCCTGAGCTGCCGGGGATGCTGTTTCGACTGCTGGAATCTTAAAGACTGCCAGTTCTATTGCACCTTCGCGTCAGATACCCGGCAGGTGCTGCGAAAAAAAGCCCAGGAAAAACGCAAGCAGGAAAATGCCGAGGAACAGGCGCGGGAAGCTCCGCTGAAAGAAATCATCCGGAACAGCTACCAGCGGGTAGCTGCTCTGCGGGAGGCCAAGAGCGTGAGCATAGAGGATTATCTTCGCGCTTCCACAAATTACGTCACTTCGCAGGACGTGGAGCGGCTCCCGAAGATGGAGTCCGGCACGGTTTCCCTGAATGACCGGCTTCCCGGCGGTATCTGGGCGGCAGATGCGCGGCGGCTCGTAGCGGTTGCTGATCTGCTGGGGTGCAGCATTGACTACATGCTGGGGCGGACGGATGAAGTGAACCCCGCGAAAAATGTGCCCAATTTGGACACCGGATGGCGGACGGGCGAGCCGGACAAAGCCGGGACGTATGCTGTCATTGGCTACGCCCCTGGCGGCGCGGATCAGATGCTGGAAAGTTGGGACTGGGACGGGGAACAGTGGACGATACTCGGCGCCCCTATCACGGACTACGACTTCCAAGTGCGGTGCTGGATCCCGCTGCCGCCGAAAATCGGCACCTGCATCACGGGGATGAGTGGCTCCGGGAGATGCGGTGCAGCGGCCTGCTGCTCGGAACCGGCGACGTGCTGTCTGCAATGCGATAAGGATGATTGTAATAGCCGCTGCGGATGGATTGAGGGGGGCGGCAATGGCTAAGGCGGTGCTTATCTCTATCCGTCCGCGTTGGACTGGGTTGATTCTCAGCGGTGAGAAAACGCTGGAACTTCGAAGAACGCGTCCAAACCTGACGCCGCCCTTTAAGTGCTATGTCTATTGCTCAATGGGCAGGAAGCCGTGGGTGCGCAAGGATGTTCCGGGAATTCGGCAAGATGGACATATTGTTGCCGAGTTTGTATGCGATAAGATTACGCGCCTAACGCATGTCGGGGCTACCGGTGACCTGAGGGCACCGGAACTTATGGCGGTAAAGGGACGCAGTCCTGAACCAGCTATGAATTTCGACGGTGGTCGGAGCTGCCTGACCCTTTCGGAGATCGAAAGATATCTGGATGGTGGAGACGGGTTCATCTGGCATATTTCCAGTCTTAAAACCTATGGGAGACCAAAACTGCTGAGCGAATTAACTGGGCTGAGGACAACAAAATTCGGATTGGCACCCGTGAAGCTCACCCGTCCACCTCAAGACTGGTACTATGTGGAGGAATTGGAAAGATGATTGATTATCACCCCTACATCGTAACAAGTCTATCCGGAGACATCGTCTTACAGGCGGAGGAGAGCTGCAGGTATCCTCCGCAGGTTGAGCTGGCCTTGCTGGAGGCGGGCTACACCGTCCGCCTCCATGGAAAGAAGATCACGAAAACCGAAACGCGAAAGGAGATGCGCAAATGAAACCGCTGAAAACCGGCGACCCGTGCCCATGCTGCGGGCAGCCCATTAAGTCTACAAATCCGGAGGTGCTTAGTCTGCTGACCGATATGCGGAACTTTGGATGGAGCGTACGCGATTCTGAAAGAATGGCGGCTCTGCTGAAGCAGGAACAGGAGGCTGCGGATGGCACGATGTGATTGGGAAATCATTTTCAAAGTCGAAAAGGCGCACCGTCTGGTGATGCCGTCCTTCGCCCGCGTCCTCCAGTGGCTTGCGGGCAACGGCGCGAAGTGTACCTCCATCTTCATCCGGAAACGGCAGAAGGAGGACGGCGATGGCTAAAGCGGTACTTATCAGCATCCGCCCGGAGTGGGCGGAGAAGATTCTGTTTGGAAAGAAGACACAGGAAGTTAGGAAGACACGGCCTTGTCTGGAAATGCCGTTTAAGTGCTACATCTACTACACGAAAAGTGCAATGATCGGGTTACGAGGAAAGCCCGGATATGTTGTCGGGGAGTTTGAGTGTGACAAGATCACATGGTTAACCCACATTGGCTTCACCGGGTGCCCTGGTATTAACCTAGTGGCCATGAAAGATCGCTATACGGTAGATAATTCCTTTAATCTTTCCGATAGTTGCCTAACGATAGGTCAGCTTGAGAAATACCTAGACGGCGAAGACGGGTACGCCTGGCACATTTCCCGCCTGAAAATCTATGATAGGCCGAAACCTCTGGGCGAGTTTACAGGTTTGCGCGCAACAAAATTCGAAGCAGCGCCCGTGAATCTTACTTGTCCACCACGGAGCTGGCGCTATGTTGAAGAGGAGGACAGCGATGGCTAAAAACACAAAGGTCGTCGTGGGGCCAAACTTTCTTGCGCACTGGTATATCTACGACTTTCAGGTCTGCGAGGGACGGCCGGAGCTGCTGCGGACGATGGATTATATCAACCGGCACGGCTATGACCTGATCTCCGTCACCCAGTATCAGGAAACCTACACGGTATTCTTCCGCCGCCGCGCCTGCGGGTAGGGGGTGAGGGTATCAAGATCCTCAGCACTATGCGAGCCGGGCGGGTCGTCCGGCAGGCGCTCTACTCGCCCCGCGATCCTACCACCAACACCCGGCGGCGGGCGATCAGCATTTCCGCCGAAGACAAGAAGCGGGCAAACCTGAAAACCAGCTATGAAAAGCTTCTGATGCTGGCGTGTGCGAATTTCCTCCCGGGCGACTGGTGGGTGACGCTCACCTACGATGATACGTTCCTCCCGGAGAGCCGGGAGGAATCCCGGAAGTACTGGCGCAAGTCCATGCGCTGGTATCGGAAGTACCGCAAGGACAACAAGGACGCGCTGCGCTATGTCTACTGCACCCAACTGACTACCAGCCGGGGCGGTCGGCGGCTCCACCACCATATGATTCTCCGGTACGAGGACGACATGGATCAGGAGAAGCTGGAATCCCTCTGGCAGTGGGGGCATGTGCATATGCGCAAACTCAAGGACTGGGACGAGATCCTGGACAAAGTCCACTACATGTGCCGGGAACCCCGCGAGCTTGGGGTCTACGTTCCCGGCGAACAGATGTGGACGGCAAGCCGGGGACTTGTCCGGCCGCAGATTACCTACACAACATTTGATTCCGACGCGATTGATATCAGCGTTCCGTCAGGCTGTACCGCTCTGAGCGACCCGGTGCAGCTTCCCGGATACGGCGGATATAAGACCATCATTTACATTGAAAACATGTGACGAATAGGGGGTGCTTCCTCCTATATCGGCTGGAGGGAGGTACTAACCAATGGACACACAGAAACAAACTTTTTCGCGGCTATTGCATATTTCTCCCGCGTGTGGTAAAATAACGGAAACAAGGGAAAAAGCCTTGTGCCCGATATGCCGAAGGGGCGTGGTTGCCTACCTGCTGCCGGAGACGACAGCGAAGAATCTGCCGGTAAAATGCAAGCGCTGCGGCGCTGAGCTGATCGTGAATATTTCCCGAGTGCCTGTGCCTTGAGCCTGTGCCATGTATCGCAAGAGCGATGCTTGGTGCAGGCTTTTTCTTTTGCCCCGGAGGTGGCGTATGTTCGACTACAGCCGTAAAAACAAGCGCTGGCGGAATCTGCGCAAGCTGGCGCTGCGCCGTGACCGCGGCTTCTGCCGGGAGGCTGCCCGATACGGACGGCGCGTCCCGGCCACGGTGGCGCATCACATCTGGCCGGCGGAGGATTATCCCGAGTATGCCTACTGCCTGTGGAACCTGGTCAGCCTCAGCGCGTCAGCCCATGACGCCATGCACGACCGGGATACGCGAAAGCTCACGGCGCTGGGGCTTTCCTGGAAAAATCGCACCCCCCCACCCCCTTCCGCCGAATTTTAGGGACGCTTACAGCTGGGCGGGTAACTCCTTTCACACGCGGCGGCGAAATTTTTCAAAAAATTTTTGCGCCGCATAGTACCCGGGCGCGTATGCGGCCACGATGCGCACATGGAACGCGGATGCGGAACCCGGACACGGTACACGGAGGTGCCGAAAATGGCAAAAGAGCAGCAATATATCCAGCAGCTGACAGATCTGGGCGTCTACGACCCGGCCTTTGACGGCGCAATCCACGTGCTTTGCATCCAGGAGCGGGAGCTGAGCCGGGCAATGAAGGAATGGAAGGCCACGGCGCCGGATCCGAAGACCGCGCCGTCTATCACGGACCCGCTGTACGCGGAAATTTCCAAGCTTCGCCGGGATATTCTGGCGCGTCAGGATTCCCTCGGCTTAACGCCGAAGGGATTGCAGCGGCTCCGGCGTCAGGCCGCCCCCTCCGGGGATGTCGCTGCGCCTGCATCTTCCGCAAATCCGATGCTGTCCCAGCTGCTGGACGGCATCCGGGGGAATCACAATGGCGGCACCCCATGAGTCCATCGTCCTGGATTACGCCCGGGACACCGTTGACAGCCCGGACGCCTGCCTGGATACGCAGGCAGCTGCCCGCCGGTACCTTGCCGACCTGCGAAACCCCATGTGGAACTTCCGCACCGGCATGGCGGAAACCATTATCGAGATCATCGAAAGCCTGTTTTGTCACCAGCAGGGCGAGGATTTGCTGGGGCGTCCCCTTCGGGGCAAGCCCCTGATACTGGAACCCTTCCAGCTATTCGTGATCTACAACGTCTGCGGCTTCTTCTACCCCGGCACCGACCTCCGGCGTTTCCAGGAAGTGCTTGCGATGTTGGCGCGGAAGAACGGAAAGACGCCCTTCGCCACATCCTTCTGCTGGGCGGTGGGCCTCTGGTACGCCCGTTCCTTCAGCAAGATCAAAACCGTGTCCGGCTCTATGAAGCAGAACATGGAGGGCTTCGGTTTTCTTCGCTATAACCTCCGCCGGCTGGGGCTGACCATGGACATTGACCCCGCTCATGGCCTGCGGATGCTGGACAGCTCCCTCGGTCATAGCTTTGAAGGTCCGATCTGGGACGGGCAGATCTCTTTTGAGGCGCTTGCCTACAAGCCGGATGTGTTCGACGCCTTCAACGCAAACGTTGTCCTGCTGGATGAGCTGGAACTGTACAAGAATGCCATCCCTTATGGCCGTTTGAAGGACGCCACGAAGGCATACGGCAACAAGCTCATCATGGCGGTCACCACGGCGGGTGACGACGGTACCGGCTTTTGCGCCCAGCGCGTTTCCTACTGCTCCAAAATCGCACGGGGCGAGATCACGGGCGCGGATGCAGACCGGATCTTCGCTTTTATCGCCCGCGCCGACCCGGATCCGGACACCGACGAGGTGAATTACCTGGATCCCGCCAACTGGCGCAAGGCTAACCCCAACTGGGGCGTGACAATTCGCCCCTCGGACATGGAAGCATCCGCATTGCAGGCGCAAAATGACCCGCAGATGCGCAAAGAGTTCCTGACGCGCTCCCTGAATGTGTTCGTTTCCTCCTTTCGGGCGTGGTTTACGCTGGATGAGTTCATCCATTCCGATTCTCACTATGATTTCAGCCAGCCGCAGCTGGCGCGGCTGGTGAAATCCTGGTATGGCGGCGCGGATCTGTCCAAACTGCACGACCTGACCGCCGCCTGCATCGTCGGCGAGATTCCCGCGAAGGTCGCCGCGACGGAGGGCTGGACGCCGAAAGAGGACGTGCTGGTCATCGTCCCCCATTGCTGGTTCCCGGTGGTGGCAGCCGCCGAAAAGGCGGACAAAGACAGCATCCCGCTGTTCGGCTGGCTGGATGACGGCTGGCTGGACATGCCCAACGAGCCGTCCATGGACCCCACGGAACCGGTAAAGCAATTCCAGCTGTGGAAAAAGTCCGGCTTTGCGATCAAAAAAGTCGGCCATGACCGAAAATTTGCCCGCCCTTACTACGCAGCCATGAAGAAAGCCCACTTCACCGTAGCCGATCAGCCTCAGCTGTCGATTGCCAAGAGTGAGGGGCTTCGCTACATCGAGCATAAGGCGAAAATCGGCTGCCTGTACTACTGCCACGCGGAACCCTTTGCCTACTGCGTTCAGAATGTCCGCGGGCAGGAGAAGCAGGACGACGTAGTTGTTTACGATAAGATTTCCCCCACTTCCCGGATTGACGTCTTCGACGCCGCCGTGTTCGCTACCATCCGTATGCTGATCGATACCGGCAAGGCTGCCGACGCAGCCGCCTGGTTCGGCGATGAATGATTGTGCCCAATTTGGGCACAAAGAAAGGATTTGATTATGCCGCTTTTCAAACGCCGCTCCCGTGAGCCGCCCACAATGCTGGGCTACTGGCTCCGATCTTCCGGGGACTGCCCGGTGGGCTATCACCGACTGCTGGACATCCCGGAGGTGGCCGCCTGCATCAGCCGCATTTCCGCCATCATTTCCAGCGTTCCCATCTACCTGATGGAAAACACCCGCAAGGGCGACGTCCGCGTCCACGACGGCCTGAGCCGCCTGGTGGATATCGACCCCTGGCCGGGAATGGCGACCCGCTCCGGCTGGATGGACTGGATTGTCTCCACCATGCTGGGGGAGGGCGACGGCAATGCGTTCGTCCTGCCACAGATCGAGGGCGGCCGTTTCTCGGCGCTGGTTCCAATGCCAGGCGCGTCGGCCATTCCCGGAAACACGCCGGATGACTACCGGGTCAGCTGGCGCGGGGTGCTCTACCATCCCACCGAGGTGCTCCACTTCCGCCTGTTCTCCGATCCGGTCACCCCCTGGCAGGGGCGCGGGTATCGGTTTTCTCTTCAGACGGTGGTGGATTCCCTGCAAAACTCCGCAGCCGTTCGCAGAAGCCTGACGTCCCCGGACTACGCGCCGCCGCTGTGTGTGTTCGTCAACTCAGACGCCGACCTTTCGGACGAAGGCAAACGGGACAAGTTCCGGGAATCCTACCTCAGCGATTCCCGGGACGGCAAGCCCTGGATACTCCCGGCGGATCTGGTGAAGGTCGAACAGGTGAAGCCCCTCTCCCTGACGGATCTTGCTATCAAGGACACCGTGGAGCTGGACAAGCGCACCGTAGCGTCCATCCTCGGTGTGCCGCCCTACTTCGTGGGTATCGGCGACTACAGCGCCGCCGCTCATAACGGCTTCATCCGGACGGAGGGCGTACACATTGCCTCGGTGATCGAGCAGCAGCTCACCCAGAAGCTTCTGGAAAACGAGCGCCGGTACTTCAAGGTTTCCCGCCGCCGGCTGTATGACTACGATCTAAAGACCCTGATCGACATCGACAACTCCATGGCCGACCGGGGCTATCTAAACGGCGATGAAGTCCGGGAGGATGCCGACCGCGACCCCGTGGGACTTACCGAGTACAAGGTGCTTGAAAACTACATTCCTTATGATATGTCCGGTAACCAGCTGAAGCTGGCCCCGAAGGAGGACAAAACCAATGCCTGATAAAGCTTTCCGCAGCCGCCGGACAGAGTTCCGGGCGGCAGACCCGGCAGAAGGTCAGCCCATGACTCTCTCCGGCTATTTCGTGGTTTTTGGGCAGCCCTACTACATCGACGATTGGTGCGAGGAAGTCGTTGACCGGCACGCCTTTGACAATGCCGACATGACCGACGTCCGGGCGCTCATTGACCACGACCCCCGGCTGTGCCTTGGCCGGCACAATGACAACGTGGAGACCCTGGAATTTTCCATTGACGATACAGGACTTTTCGCAACCATCCAGATCAACCCTGACGACACGGACGCCCTGTCCCTGCGTGCCCGCGTCCTGCGTGGTGACGTCGATCAGGCTTCCTTTGGATTTGAGGAGTCCTCCGTTGAGTACACCGATCTCCCCGATGGGCGCGTCCGGCGCACCATCCGGAAGATCTCCAAGCTCTGGGAGGTTTCGGTCTGCACATTCCCCGCATACGAACAAACCTACGTTTCCGCCCGTTCTGCCTCCGGGGACGCCCTGCGGCGCAGCGTGCTGGAACACCGGAAAACCAAACTGAAAAGGAGATTAAAACACCATGGCAAAAAATAAGCTGCTGCTGAAAAAGCAGCGTTCCCTGAAAGCCAAGAAGCTTACCGAACTGCGCACCCGCGCCAAGCAGCTCCGGGCGCAGGAGGATGAACTCGCCCAGCAGCTGGCCGCCGTCGAGGACGCCATCCCCGAAGATCTGGAGCAGCAGATCACCGAAGTGACCGACGCCCAGACGGAGGTTAATGACCAGATCGGCACCCTCGTGGATGAGCTGGCTGACCTGGACGCCCTCATTGCCGAGGTCGATGCCGGCGAGCCTGCCCCCGAGGACGATCCTCCCGCCGATCCCCCTGCCCGTTCCCGTACCCCTGCGGCGACCGCTCCCGAGTCCGGCCGCTTCCGCAGCCGTTCCCGCTGCTTCGCGTCCCGCACCCAGCGTGATGCGTTCTATGCTTCCTCTCCCGTCAAGACGTTCCTTCAGCGGATCCGTGATCTGGCTTCCCGCGGCGTCCGCAGCGTTACCGGCGCTCAGCTGACGATTCCCAAGGAAGTTCTGGATATTCTCCGGGACAACCTGAACCAGTATTCCAAGCTGATCTCCAAGGTTCGCCTGCGCTCCGTCAGCGGTGAAGCTCGGCAGAACATCATCGGCAAATGCCCCGAGGGCATCTGGATGGAAATGGCCGGCGCTCTCAATAGCTTGGAGTTCCGTATTTCCGAGATCGAGACGGACGGCTACAAGGTTGGCGGCTTCATCGTCATCGACAACTACATCCTGAAGGACTCCGACATCGCCCTGGGCGAGGAGATCATGTACATGCTGGGTCAGTCCATCGGCTACGCCCTGGACAAGGCCATCGTCTTCGGTCTGGGTCCCAATTCCAAGATGCCTGTGGGCATCATGACCCGGCTGGCTCAGACTGCGCAGCCTGCATACTGGGGTGACAACCAGGGCGACTGGGTTGACCTGCATTCTTCCAACGTTCTGAAGCTTAACCTGGCGTCCGCGAACGGCACGGCCTTCTTTATCCCGCTGCTTCAGGCACTGGCCAAGGCAAAGCCCACCTTTACCACGGACGGGAAAGTTTGGGTCATGAATGATCTGACCCGTCAGGATCTCCAGATCCGCGCCCTGGAATTTAACTCCAACGCGGCGCTGCTGTCTGGTATTGAAAACACCATGCCCGTCATCGGCGGCGAGATCATCACCCTGGAGTTCATGCCCGATCACATGATCTGCGGCGGCTACTGCGGCGAGTACCTGCTGGTGGAGCGCGAGGGCGGCACCTTCGCTTCCTCCGACATTCCCTTCTTCCTCCAGGACAAGACGGTATACAAGGGTACAGCCCGGTACGACGGCCAGCCTGTTTCCGGCGAGGCGTTCGTGGGCGCGACCTACGACAATACCGAGGTGACCACCACCATGCGCTTTGCCCCGGACTACGTGAACACTCCCGCCAACTCCCTGGTGGTGACCTCCGCCGCAGGCGCTGAGTCCGGCGAGACCAAGCTGACCGTGGCGGGTGCCGTCAGCGCCTCCAACACCTTCAAGGCATTCGTGGGCGCTCCCGCCGCCGTTGCGAAGGGCGACGTCCCCGGTAAGGGCTGGACGACCATCGTCTCCGGCACCACGAGCATTGCCGCGCCTATCGGCTCCGGCGTCACGGTGGTGGAGCTGGACGAGAACGGCCGCGTGATCTCCATCGGCTACTGTGCCAGCGTGACCGCCAAGACCTAATAATTCCCGCGCCGGGGTCTAACCGCCCCGGCGCACCGTGAAAGGAGTAACCAATGGCAATTCAGAAAAGTATCGTAAAAATGCCGCTGGGTATGCAGACGCTTGACTTCTGGCCGATCAAGGCAGAGCCCGCAAGCAGCCACCCCACCTATGACGAATCCATCAATCTGGGCGCTGCCGTCAAGGGCTATCTGTCCATCACCACAGCGTCCGCGTCCATCCCCGGCGACGATATCACACAGGTGGAAGATGAGGTGTTTGTCTCTGCCCAGCTGGATACCGAAACAACCATGTCCGAGCTGTCCGTCAACGCCACGTTGTTCGGGCATACCTACACCGAAGCGACCGGCAGTGATAAGGGCGGCATGGAAAGCAAAAGCTCTGACCGGGCGACGCCCGGCGGCCTGAGCTTTATCGAGCCGATCCTGACGAAAACGAAATCCATCATCTACCGCGCGACCTGCCTGCGCAAAGCTCAAGCCATGCCTTCCTCCGAGAAGCAGGAGGCCGATACCAAGAAGCAGGGCGAGCTCAGCCCCAAGAACAATGCCGTCTCCTTCAAGGTGATGGAGGATAATCTTTCCAGCTGGCGTATGCAGCAGGATTTTGAGACGCTGCCCGAAGCCAAGGCTTACATTGCCGGAATTTTCGGTGCGGCCACTGCTGGCGGCGGTTAATGTTCACACCATACAGGCCGGCACTTTGCCGGCCTGCTTCGTAGAATGGAGGCCACTATGGCTGATAATCTCAAATTCTCAGACGCAGCGCTCGCCCTGTTGAAAGCCAACCTGGGCTATTACGATTCTACCATCCCGGCGGATCTGCTGAAGTACCTGACGTATCTGCTTACCTATGCGCTGGGTTCCTTCGCCGGCATGGGTATTGTCCTGTCTCCCGGCGTGCTGGAAGACGACATGGATCAGATGACCTATGCCGCGTATCTCTACCGGCATGGCGTCACCGGCGCGGGAAAGACGGAGATGCTCCGGCAGATCATCCGGGATCGGAAGGTGCGCGCCGCGACCGGAGAGGAGGCGGCAACGTGATCTACGACAAGCCCATTTCTTTGCTTTCCATGCCGGACACCACGGGCATTCCCTCGCCGGGGTGCCTCGTCCCGGTGTTCGATGCCTGGTGCGCCGAGAAAACCGTCTACGCGAAACGCTTCTGGGAGGCCGTGGCCAACGGTAGCCGGGTGGACAAGCTGGTGGAGCTGCCGCTTCATCGGGACGTACCCGCTGCCGGTTATGCCCGGCTGGGCGGCCACACCTACCGGGTGGAGCAGACCCAGACCGGGGAGGACGGCGACGGCCTTCCGGTCACGTGGCTCAGCCTGATGCGAATGGAGGATGCTTATGACGCTTACTGAATTTTCCGACGCTCTGAAAGCGGCGATTCCTGTCAGCTATCAGAGCGCCGCCCCGGCGGGCGTCCGTCCCTGCGTGGTGTGGTCGGCCTACGGCTCCCGGACGCTGGACGGCGACGACCGCACCCAGACGGCAATCCCCAAGGTGCAGCTGGACATTCTGGCCGCGAAATTCCCCGACCCTATCATCGATGCGGTGACGGATCTGCTGTACGAGCTGGAGCTGCCCTATTCCGATCAGGGCAGCAGCTACGATCCGGACTACGGCTGCTTCCGGACGATTCTTCAGACGGAGGTGGCGTAATGGCAACGTTCAAATATAACGGCGTCGACGCACTGGGCCTCACCTTTGAAAAGATGGCGAATCTTTCTGGGGACGATCTCCTGCGTATTATCCGTCCGGGTGCAGAACTCCTTCGGGAGCGTCTGATTGAAAAAGTGCGTGCGATATTTACCCAGAGATCCGGTTCGTTGGCAAACTCCTTCAAGCTGAAAGAACGTGTATGGGAGGACGGCGCGGGAATCTCCGTGCTTCCTATGGGCAAACATCCGAAAAGCAGCACCGGGAAACGGCGTGGAAAGCGGCGGTCAAACGGTAGCTATCAGGGTACTAATGCGGAAGTTGCCTTTATTCTGGAATACGGCTCGCCTCGTATCGGCGCGACGCACTTCATGGAAAATACCGCAGAAGAGTCCGAACAGGAAGTCTACAATACAATGGACGCGGAATTGACCCAGATTTTGCGTGAACGCGGATTGTGAGGAAACATGAAACATATTGATTTTGATTTTAACGGAAAGACTTACGCCTTATCGTTCACGGCGGAAGCGCTTTTCACTATCTATGATAAGTTCGGCTATACCTCCGACATTCTCGGCACCACTCACGTTCTGGAGCCTACTCTGGAGGGCTGGAAAAACTGCTGCTGGCTGGCAGCACTCATGGCGTCACAGGGAGAGCTTCAGCGGCGGCACCGTGGGGAGTCGCCCCAGCAGATGCTCACCCTGGAGGAACTGCGTACCGGCTTTATGGCCGCCGACAGCGTCCTCCTCCGGCAGGTCGTCCGGGACGCGCTGGAGCAGGGCTTCCACCGGGATATTCCGAAGCCGGACGAGGACGAGGAGGTGAACCTCGTTCTTCTGGAGCGGGAGGAAGCCGAAAAAAAAGCCAGGGCGGCGGCCCTACGCGAATCTATTTCCTGGCTGCGGCGACTGTTCGGCTTCACCTCAGCACCAAAGAAGCCATGATGCTCACCCCCGGTATGTTCTCGGACTTGATGGAGGTACTGACGCCCAGAGAGGAGGCACGCAGTGGCGACTAGACAAATTGCAACAGAAATTGTCCTTGGCGGCGAAAAGGAATTTAACTCCGCCATGACGGCGATCAACAGCAATCTGAAAACGCTCCGTACCGATATGGCGGCCACGTCCGCCGAATTCGATGGGAACGCCGACAGCATCGACGCTCTGACTGCCAAACAGAAGATACTCGCGGAGACGGCCGCCCAGAATGATGCAAAGGTTGACGCTTTACGTCAGCGCTATGAGCACCTGAAGGAAACGCTTGGGGAAGATGCCGCCGCAACGGATAAAGCTAAGCAAGCCCTGAATCAAGCTATAGTTGCTCAGCAGAAAGCCGCCAAGGCCGCAAAAGAAAATGCCGATGCTCTGGAAGCCGCCCAGAAGGCCACGAATTCCTATGCGCCCGTTACCCAGAGAGCTGCCAGCGCCGTCAAAACATTCGGCGGCAAGGTCAAGGAATCCGTTACAGACATCAAGGATGCCGCCCACCATGTGCCCGTTCTGGGCGAGGCGCTGGACGTTGTGGGTGCCGCCGGAAAGGTGGCAAAGGTCGGCCTGCACGCCGCCGGGACGGCCGCAAAGGCCGTCGGCACGGCTTCGGTCTCGGCGGCCAAGGGCGTCGCGTCCGCGTCCGCTGCCATGGCCAAGGGCTTCGGTACCGTCGCCGCTGGTGCGGCCAAGGGGCTTGCCGTGGCCACGGTTGCCGCCGCTGCCATTGGTACGGCCGTCATCACCACCATGGCTTCCTTCGCGAAGGAGTCCGCCGAGGCAGCGCAGGCGGCCAAGGACGCGGGCAAAACCCTCAGTGAATCCCAGAAGAAGTGGCTGGCCTACTCCAAAAGTCTGAGCGGGCTGGACGCCTCCGTAGCCAGCGCAAAAAGCGCCCTGGGCGGCATACTCCTGCCGATGCTCAGCGATCTGTCTGCCCAAGGCGCTGAGTTCCTGAACAGCTTCGCCGCCGACATGGAGGCAGCCGGCACGGATACCGCGGCGCAGACCCAGGTGATGACCGACTACATCGTCAAGGGCGCGACCATGATCAAGGAGCAGCTGCCCCAGTACCTGGAAGCGGGCAAGGCCATTCTCGGCGGCCTGGTTGACGGCCTGGGGGAGGCTTCCCCCGAGCTGATTGATATGGGGCTGGATCTGGTGATGGAGCTGGTGGACGGCATTGCGGACGCCGCGCCGGACATGGCGCAGGGCGCTGCGGAACTGATCTCCCGACTGATTACCGGCCTTTCCAGCCGCGCCCCGGAGCTGTCTAAGGCGGCTCTTTCCGTGGTCACGGCACTGCTGTCCGGCCTGACGCAGAATGGATCTTCCATCGTAGACGGCGGCCGGGAGCTTATCATGGCACTGGTTCAGGGGCTGAGCGACGAAGGACCCGAGCTTCTTGACATGGGGCTTGACCTCGTGGAGGAGCTTCTGACCGGTATCATTGATTCCGCGCCCCAGCTGGCGGAGACCGCCGTGGAGCTGGTGGGGCAGCTCATCCAGGGGCTAGCGGACAGAGGCCCGGATCTGATCACTTCGGCCGTCGGCATGGTTTCCGAGCTGATTTCCGGCTTGGGTCAGGCCGCACCGGAAATGATTCCGGCCGCTGTTCAGCTTGTCACCCAGCTGCTCACCGCTTTGGTTGACTCTGCCCCTCAGCTGTTGGAAGCCGGCGTCGAGCTGGTTCTCGGGCTGATTCAGGGTATCTTTAATAGCTTGGGCGATATCGGCAACGCCGTGGACAACATCGTTACGACGTTCATGGACGCCATGGCCAACAGCGACAGCAAATTCCTTCAGGTCGGCTCAAACATGATCCGGGGAATCTGGAACGGCATTAAGAGCGCAACCGAATGGCTGTACAATTTGCTCTCCGGATGGGTGGATGATACCGTTGGCTGGATTAAATCCAAGTTTGGCATCAAGTCCCCATCCAAGGTGATGGAGCAGGAGGTCGGCGTCTGGATGGCGCGGGGCATCGGCTCCGGATTTACGAAGGAAATGCGCCTGGTCAACGCCCAGATGGCGGACGCCATTGATACCTCCTTCGATGTCCCCCAGCTGAACGGCTCCCGCCGGACGCGGAATGTCGCCGTTACCACGGCCGGCGGCAAAACCGTGAATCTCACGATCTACGTGCAGAAACTGACCGACGCTGATATTTCCATGCTGCTGAAGCTGGTCAACGAGAAATTGGGAGAGGATCTATGAGACGGATACGAAAAGTTTATCTTCAAAACGCAGCGGGCGACCGCTGGGGGCTGAACGGCGAAAATGGCGTGTACGTGTCCTCTCTGGCTGGATTTGGCTATACATTGTCGCCCACCTATGCAGACCTCACCCGAGGCTTTTTCCTCGCCGTCAGCGGCGAGAGCGAGCCGCAGGGGACAGTTCCTTTCACGGTGTACTTTACTCGAAACGCCTATGCGGTCTACCAGTCCTTCGTGGACTGGCTGGCCGCTGCCGGAACAGTCATCCTCTGCTACAATCCCACGGGCGACCAGGAATACCGGCGGGATGTGGACGTCAACTTCCTTCAGAAGGGCGAGTTGAACGAGGTCGGCTGGCTGGAAGTCCCCAGCAGCTTTTACGTAAAGACCCCGTGGTATAAGCCCTATGCAACGACCCTTTCCCTGGAGACCGCAGGGGGCGACAGCAGCAAGCGCTACGACTATGTCTATGACAGCAGCTTAATGTACGGCGTCGACAGCTCCGGCTCTCTGGCGGGGGAGCTTCGCGGCGGCGGGCATATCCCCGGGTCTCTGGAACTGAGCTACTACGGCGCAATCACCAACCCCAAAATCAGAATGGTCGGCAACCTCAGCGGCAAGACCTTCGGCATCTGCTCCGTTACGGCGGTTCTGATTGCCTCTGATCGGCTGGAATATTCCAGCCGGCGGGAACAGTCCTATGTCCGAAAAGTCTCCGCAGACGGGACGGTGACGGATCTGCTGGACTCACTGGATTTGAGTACCACGCCGTTTCCCCACATTCCGGTGGATGAACCCGTGACCATCTCCATCGAGGCGGACGCGGCCTTTACCGGCTCTGCGGATCTCACTCTATTCTACTATTACAGGAGCGTTTGATATGTGGGCATTTGTGAAAAGCTTTGCGACCTATCGGACGATCCGGATGGCCGCCGTCATCTCCAGCGCGCTGACCCTGGACAGCCTCAGCGCCGAGAACAGCACGGTGACGGTGGTGGGGACGGAGATCGGCCAGAGCGACGCGGGAAACTGGCTGGTGATCGACGGCGGCGTCTATTCCATAACCGGCGTGAAGCCCCAGACCGACCGCACGCTGTTGACGCTCACGTCCCCATTGGACGCCTTTTCCCGGCCGCTGGAACTCGCCGAGCAGACCGCAAAGCAGACTGTCGGCAACTTCATCGTTCAGCAGCTGACCGAACACTGGATTGAATGCACGGACACCGCCTATGCGCTGCCATATCTGACGGTGTCCAATTTGGACACAACCGCTTTTTCACCGCCGGAACTGGACAACAACGACTGCTACAAGCTTTCCGAGTATGCCAGGCTCATGCGCCGCAGCTACCGGGTAACGGTGCGGTTTTCGGACGGTGGTGACGAGCTGCTGTGCAACATCTCCACCCCACCAATCGAAGCCCACAATATCAGCTTTGACGATGGGAAAAGTCAGCTTCAGAACCTGGATTATTCGGCTTCCGGCACTGCTAAACTGACGGTGCTGTGTGACGTAGATACCGGAGAGAAGGACGACGACGGGGAGCCTATCGTTTCCCGGCAGAGAAGCACCTGGTATCTTGCGGAGGACGGCACTGTATCCCAGACGGTTCCCGCCCGCCGGGCTTCGGGGACGTGGGACACGATTTCCGTCAAAAAGCTTGAAGAGGTGGAGACAAAAGTCATAGAGACTTTTGCCAAAAACAAGACCAACCACAAGCTGGAATTCTGGAGTACTCTGAATCTCAACGTACAGGATAATTGCACGTTTTATGCCTATGGTGAGATCCTCCGTTCCTACATCTCCTATAAGCGGAAAAGCAGCGAGGACTCCCGTTACTATTACAAGTCCGGTGAGCTGGCCACTACGGCCACAGAAAAATTGAGAGGAGTAATCAAATGAGTGCGAAATTTACCGGTGTGACATTCCCCAATCAGAAGGTGACCCCGGCCAACGATGCGGTTATCCGCCGCGCCATCTTTGACGACGGCATCCTGACCGGCTGTGATCTGAGCTATTCCGGTTCTACGCTTACGATGACGGCGGGGCAGCTCATGATCTGCGGGCGTCAGATCATCCACCCGTCGTCCCAGAACTGGGCAGTAACCGAGGCAACTTCCGGGTATGCCCGGCTGGTGCTGACGATCGACGTCACCCGCACCAGCACGAAGGACACCTTTGACCAGGTGGTGGACGAAATCCAGTATGCTACGGATGCAAACGGATTTGCTGATTTGACCACAGCCGACATCAACGCTACGGGCACCAGATATCAGGTAGCCGTTTGCGTGGTGTCGCTGGGGCCTGGCGGTATTACCGGAATTGCAAGCAAGCTTGACGTGACGGAGGGTGGTGGGGCGGGAGGCGTTTTGACGGTTACGGTGAGTCCTGGGGAACTGGTGACGGTTTCCAACAGTGATAAATCGCAGGCAAAGACTGCAAACGCCAGCGGCGTGGCAGTATTCAAGGGCTTGAAGGCCGGACCGTGGACGGTAGCTGTTACCAGAAATGGTAAGCCGACTGCAAAAACCGTGATCGTTGTGACAGATTATTCCGTATCGATTCCTCTTAACACTATCCCCGAGTTCACCTACACCGGCGACTACGAGATTGTCAATGATTCTGACGAGCCTATCACCGTATCTCAGGGCAACTGGAAAATCCGCTTCCTCACCTCCGGCACACTGACGTTTACCAACCTCAACGGTGCGGACGGGGGGATCGATGTATTTCTCGTTGGCGGCGGTGGCGGTACAAAGTGGAGTGTTGCCGGCAATGTGTATAGCGGCGGTGCAGGCGGCGGCTACACTCAAACGGGTAAAGCCATTACCGTAACCACCAATACGCCATACACAATCGATATCGGTGCTGGCGGGATTGGTGCAGCTGATGGCGGAACCACATCCGCCTTCGGATTATCTGCCGGTGGTGGCGGGCACCCCACTGGTTCAAATGGTGCCGCTGGCGGGTCTGGCGGCGGCGGATATGTCCATGCAAATGCCAGTGGCACAAGTGCAAGTGGTGCCGGTAACGGTGGTTCTGACGGCTCTGATGGCATTACCGCTGGCTCAGGTGGTGGCGATGGAGGCAAGGGGCAGGGAACAACAACGCGAGAATTCGGCGAGGAAAACGGAAAACCGTACGCCGGAGGTGGAGCTGGAGCAAGCAATAAAGGTAGCGTATCCCCCGTCGGCGGCGCAGGCGGCGGTGGTGATATGGGAAGTGATGGAGCTACCAATACAGGCGGCGGTGCTGGTAATGCGATTGGCGGCACGCACAACGGAGGCTCCGGCATCGGTATCATCCGCAATGCAAGGGGGGCTGCATAATGGCAAAATCAATGGCACTTATTGAAAACAGCACCGTGACCAACATGCTATGGTGCTCTGCGAGCGAGCCGGAAACGGATGCCCTTATCAACCCCGCAGACCGCCCCGTGGCTATCGGCGATACCTACAGCAATGGTAAATTCTATCGGGACGGGGTGGAAATCCTCACCCCGCTGGAAGAGGCGTTGAAGAAGAACGCGGAGTACGAAGCAGCATTATCCGAAATCGAAGTTGCTCTGGGGGTGAACGCATGACCATCGAAGAACGGAAGCAGAGAATCCTTGCGAAAATCGCGGAAATGAAAGCCGAGGGTGCGGACATGCAGAACGCCTTGACCATTTTGGAGGTGAAGCCGGATGAAGACGTGGAGTAACGGAGCCAAAAAGCGGCTGGTGGAAATCCGCGCCGCCGAGGACGGGGAGCAGGATATGCGTGCCATTGCCGCGAGTATCGCAAAGCTGCCCCCCGGTCAGCTGAAAAAGATCCTAACTGAGGACATCATTGCCATTCTGGCGAAGTATGGGGTGGTGATCAGATGACGACCAAGCAAAAGCAATGCTTGCTGCTGTACCTTGGGTACTATGCGGGGGAAATCGACGGAATTTGGGGCAATAACTCCCGTTGCGCCACCGAGGCATTCCAGCGTAATTACGGGCTTACGGTGGATGGGATATTTGGCATCGGGACGGAGGCACGTATCCGGGAGGTCGTTGCTTCCGGCGAGCCGCCCCAACAGCCCCAAGACACCCCGGGGACGGAGGGCGGCGCAGACTGGTGGAAGGATATCCGGTATTTCAAGCGCGCTGAATTTCGTTGCCCCTGCGGCCGCTGCGGCGGATTCCCGGTGGAGCCGCAGGAATCCATCGCACGTACAGTGGACGAGATTCGCTACAGGCTGGGCATCCCGATTTCCATTGTGGATGGCGGTGGTTCCGGCGTGCGTTGCGCGGCGCACAACGCGGAGGTTGGTGGTGTTGCCAACTCCCAGCATTTGTATGGGCTGGCGGCTGATCTGCACAGCGCAGCAAGTCCGGCGCAGATGAAAGCCGTGGCGGAGGATGTCATGGGGCGCACCGGCGGCATCGGGCTTTACGACTGGGGGATTCACGTGGACACCCGGCAGGGCTATGCCCGGTGGAAAGGATAAGGAAGGAGATGCCAATGGAAGAAGCTGAGATCACCAAGTGGATTTCCGCTGTAGAGCAGCGGGGGAAATCCAACTCTCACCGGCTGGACGCGCTGGAGAAGCAAACGGAAGCGCTGAACACGCTGGCAACGTCTGTTGCGGTGATGGCTGAACGTGTGGAAGTTACCGGGGATAAGGTTGACAGCCTTTGCGCGGACGTGCAGGAGCTGAAGTCCGAACCCGGCAAACGGTGGAAGTCGGTGGTAGAAAGGGTCATCTACATCGTCGTAGCCGCTGTTGTAGGGTTTATTCTTGCCCGGCTTGGGCTGGGCTAAATTTAAGGAGGAAAACAAAATGTACGAGCTGAAAGACACCATCGAAGGCATGACAAGCGCTGACTATAAGGAGCGCTTTAAGGCCGAGTACCAGCAGGTAAAAATCCGGTACGACAAACTGGACGCAATGACCGTGAAGTACGAGGCTGGAACGTTGCCGTTCACCCCCGACTGCTCGCTCGATCTTCTAAAGGAGCAGAAGAAGCACATGGGGAATTACATCCGTTGCCTGAAAATCCGCGCTGAGATCGAGGGCATTACGCTTTAAGGAGGAATTATATTATGCTGGAATATTTCATTTATCACTACGGTACGCAGATCATTGCGGCCATTCTGTGCGCGATCTTCGGCTGCCTGGGCTATGCCATCAAGCAGCTGGCCGTGAAGTACATCAACGACGACACTAAACGCGCGATCGCCCGTGTGGCGGTGCAGTTCGTGGAGCAGGTGTGGAATACCCTTCACGGTGCGGACAAGCTGGCCAAAGCACTGGAAACCGCTGAGGCTCTGCTGAAAAAGAAAGGCATTGATTTTGACGCTGAGGAAATGCAGATTCTGATTGAGGCGGCTGTGGCTGAATTTAACGAAGCATTTAAGAAGCCGTTGACCGCAGAATCCACCGCCGACGCCGTGCGGCGGGTAGAAGCGGCGACTGAATAATATGGAACATCCCCCGGCCTTCCAAAAAGGAAGGTCGGGGGATTCTTTACGTCTAGCAGGAAATGGAAGAAAAGAAAAACGGGACCGGTGCAGGCACCAGTCCCTGAAAAGGATTAACACATCCTTTTGTGCTACAGGCACATTATACACATGTTTCAGCCATTTTGTCAACAATTTTTTTAACGAATTCGTAGTTGGAACGCAGAACAGCATTGTCAGTAAAATAATCCTTGTGTAGAACAAAACGTTTGTCCAGTAAATCCTTCAGCTTTTGAATTTTATGCTTTTTTATTCCAGAACTTGTCACAACTGAATTGAAGCAGCAAAGCATTACAACAAAATCGTGTACAGACCGGTTCCCCATTTTCTTGGTCCTGCTTCTGGCGGAAATTCCATCAATAGTCGCGACAAATGAATTAGCCATTCTGTTTTGTGTAAAATGACTACCGGAATGATCAGCTAGGTTGTTTATGAGACAATTATTATGGGCGGCGGCATTTCGAAGAAACTTGACAATCCTTAAAGTACCTACATGGATAGATTTGGAAGGATATTTGCGATAATAGGTATCACAGAAATTTATCAAGTCACCGAATGAAAGCACTTCGACAAAAGCCCATATAGGAAAGCGATCTTTATATTTTTCAATCAGATCTTCACAATAGGAATCTCTTGACTTTCTTTGTATTCCCTCTGATATTTCTGGATGGAAAGAAAGAAATTCCTCAACGATCGCGTATCCGTCTTCGTCCTTATTGTCCGAAATGTTTTTGAGAAGATGAACTTTGAGAAAATGCTCAATATCGAGCGTGAAATTTAGAACTATTTCACGCAGATACATATCCAGCGTGGACAACTCTTGGAGATACGCAAAATCCACATTAAAATACTTCCCTGCATTTTCACCTTGAGAGAATTTTGAATAATTTTTGCAGAATGCTTTTAACTTAAAATAATAATTATTTTCTGAAAGAAATGCGGCGGCTTGCTGCTCACTGACTATATTGAATTTTATTCCTTTGACGTCTCGCATATAAGTGACTTGCGCCTCTATCGTTAACTTAGGCCGCGCTTTATTGTGAATAGTGTCATTCGAATCGTTGACGATTTTGGCCAGCCAGAATTTGTCTTCCATCGATAGTTCTCCCCAATTTCGCTATTTTCTACAGTCTACTATATGCGTTACACAAATTCAATCGACAATGTAAACAAATTTTGATGAACTCTTCGACACCCACACCTACGCCACCCTGCTACACAGGCGGCTACCCTTTCAAGACAAAACAACCCGGCTCAGGGCCAGCCAAGGTCAGATTGGCAGCCTTCTAACACTGAAATGCTCAACTTGTTCTTGCAATTCGCGAACAATAAAATTTGGAGGTAAAAAACATGTTTGAGTATTTTATCTACACCTACGGCGTTCAGATCATGGGCGCTATCCTGTGCGCAATCTTCGGCTTGCCTGGGCTATGCTATGAAGCAGCTTGCAGCCAGATCCCTGACCGATGAATCCAAACGCGCCGTTGCCTGTGTGGCTGTGCAGGCTGTGGAGCAGGTATGGACCACGATCCACGGCACGGACAAGCTGAATAAGGCTCTGGAAACCGCTGAGGCGCTGCTTAAGAAGGGCATTGACTTTGATGCGGACGAAATGGAAGTCTTGATCGAGGCGGCCGTGGCTGAATTTAACGAGGCGTTCAAGAAGCCGCTGGAATCCACTACCGACGCAGTACGCCGGGCGGAAGCGGTCGCAGAGTAAATAGAAAGACACCTCCCCAATTCAGGAGGTGTCTTTTACTGTCACGACGATTCGCACAAACCGCGTTGTGACAAAAACTGATGGTACGCCAGAAGGGACTCGAACCCCCAACCCTCGGAACCGGAATCCGATGCTCTATCCATTGAGCCACTGGCGCATTTCATCGATAGCCTGTGTATTATACCAACCTTTTTCATTTTTGTAAAGGGGTGCACGGAAAAATATTTTTTGGTTTTCCGACCTTGTTCGGCGAAAACGGTTGTTTTTTCGGAATATATGTGGTATAATTCTGAAAAATGTTGACCCCCGCGGCAGAAAAGGGAGGATTTTATTATGGCTGCACCTCAGAATTTCCGTTCCGCGTTCAATGGCTTCAACCGGCAGGACGTGGTTCATTATCTGGAATACATCAACACAAAGCATCAGGATCAGATCAATTCGCTGACCGCCGAGACGGAGGACCTGCACCGGCAGCTGGAAGAGCTTCAGGCGCAGGCTGCGCAAATCGCGGAACTGGAAGCCCGGCTTGCCGCCATGACCGAGGAACGGGACGCTCTGCGCGCCCAGATCGAGCAGATGCAGGCCGCTGAGGCCGTGCAGGAACCCAAGCCGGAGACGGACGGCAGCAGTCAGGTCGCCGGGGAGGAACTGGATTCCTACCGCCGCGCCCAGCAGGTGGAGCGCAGCGCCCGTGAGCGGGCAGAGCTGGTTTACCATCAGGCAAACGGCGTGCTGAACGAAGCCATTGCCAAGGTGGACACCGCCACTGCTGAGATCACCGCTAAAACCGACGAGGCCATGTCCCAGCTGACCCAGCTGCAAATGGCGGTCAGCACCAGCAAGCAGGCGTTACAGGATGCCGCTTCCCTGATGAACACTATCCGTCCGAATTATTGA